ATCTACGGACTCTACCATCAGGAGCACGGTAAGGTATCCAAAATTCTTCACTTCCCCACTCTGTAATATTTTCATTTAGATCACAATAATTACAAAATCGTCTTTCCCATGAACTACGGCAAATAATATTACTTACATCACCTTTATATTTCTTGGGTTTTGTAGGTTTAAATAGACTTTTAATACTTTCTGCCATTATCTCATATACATAATATATAAGGTCAAAAAGTATTTATAAAATGCCAAGTAGAGTTACAGTATCGGACATTAAATCAAAGTTTTTAAGACCATCTCTTACTTCTTATTTTGAAGTTGAAGTTCCTATGCCTGGAGGAGCAAATTTAGGAGATAAAGATCAAGGAAGATCTACCCCAGATTGGTGTACCAAATGGACGACTCAAATGGGAGATAGAATTAATTTATTATGTTCAGAAGCAGTTTTACCAGGATCTAATTTAGCAACATTTGAGACTAATAATGATCGCACTGGTGTTACGGAGAGATTTGCTCATAGAAGAATATTTGATGATAGAATTGATCTAACATTTAATGTTGATGGGGGTATGTATAGCCCCATTAGGTTTTTTGAAGAATGGATAGATTATATTACTGGGGGAGCATCATCACCTAAAAGGACTGATTTTGTGAGTGATGATAGAAATGATTTGGATACTGGAAATTATTATTATAGGATGAGATATCCTATAAAATATCTTTCAACAGGATTATCAGTTAGAAAGTTTGAAAGAGATATGGAACATTATAATATAAATGATGTTCCTTCTCAATCTGATCCTTCAAGAGGTATAGAACCTAAGTTTAAATATAAAGGTATACAAAATAAGGTAAAAAGGCAAGATGGTAAAAATAATTTAACTTATAAATTTATAAATGCATATCCAATGGCAATATCATCAATGCCTGTTTCATATGATTCATCTTCTGTGTTAAAATGTACGGTTTCTTTCACATATATTAGATATGTGATAGAGAATTTAGATAAAGATTTAACACCTCTCTCAAACTCTTGAATAACCCTTATATATAAATATACGACTTGTTATTAGGACATTATGCCTTTACCAAAAATTGCAACTCCGACCTATGAGTTGGAGTTACCCTCGACAGGAGCATCTATACAATATAGACCATTTCTTGTAAAAGAAGAAAAGGTTCTTGTAATTGCTCTAGAAAGTGAAGATAATAAACAGATTACAACTGCAATCAAAGCCGTTCTTAAGAATTGTATTATTACTAAAGGAATTAAAGTAGAAAGACTTCCTACTTTTGATATTGAATATCTATTTTTAAATATTCGTGGAAAATCTGTTGGAGAAGAACTTGAAGTTAATATCATATGTCCTGATGATGAAACCACTGAAGTTCCAGTTACAATTAATTTGGATGAAATTAAGGTTGAAAAGAGTGAAGATCATTCAAATAAAATAAAGATTGATTCTAGCATAATGATGGAGTTAAAATATCCATCTTTGGATGAATTTATTAAAAATAACTTTGATTTTAATGAGAAAAATGCAATGGAACAATCTTTTGATTTAATTGCATCTTGTATTGATAAAGTTTATACTGAAGATGAAGTATGGGCTGCTGCTGATTGTACTAAGAAAGAAATGAAAGATTTCTTAGAACAAATGAATTCTTCTCAATTCAAAGAGATTGAAAAGTTTTTTGAAACTATGCCTAAATTATCTCATACTGTTAAGGTTACTAATCCTAAAACAAAGGTTGAAAGTGATATCGTATTGGAGGGACTGGCAAGTTTTTTCGCATAGCCCTACTGCATATGAGTCTGGAGAGTTATTTCAGACTTAATTTTGCCTTGATGCAGTACCATAAATATAGCTTGACAGAGATAGAAAATATGATGCCTTGGGAACGAGACATCTATGTATCTTTACTTCAGCAACATCTTGAAGAAGAAAAGTTAAAGCAACAACAACAAGGTAATGGCAGTTATTAGCCCACCAATTTTAAAAATACTATCAGATCTTGATATTGATTTGATGGACGTAGATAGTGATATGGATTATCTACGTGCATTGATGGAGGCTACTAATTCACTTACAATTTCTAATCCAAGTGATAGAAGAATACCTATCCTACAAAAAGAAGTTAAAAGAGTAAGAGATAATAGAAGGGCAAAATCACAAATAGTAAAGAAAAAGGTATCTACAAGCAAACTTCTTAATAGAAAAGATGTTGGTGAAAAGGGTAAAGAAAGTAATACTGGTAGATTAGCCCGTATTTTGAGAGATACTCGTGGTAGAGTGTTGTCAAATGAAAAGAGACTTGATAATTTAAAACCAGAAGAAAATCAACAAGAAGGTTCAGATAATCAATCTTTCAATCCTATCATTGACGGTCTCAATTCTATAATAGAAACCTTAAGAGGTGATAGAAAGTTTAATAAGAAAAAGACGGAGAAACAAAGAAAAGAAAAGGAAAAGACAAAAAGGGCATCGAGAGAAAAATTACTAGAAGGTGCAAAGGGTGTATGGAAAGGTGTTTCAAAAATAGCAGGTAAAGTTCTTGGTCCGTTCGCAGACATTTGGGGTAAAATATTAGGATTTATTAGTAAAATATTTCTTGGAAGAGTATTGTTTAAACTTGTAGATTGGGTTGGAAATCCAGCAAATCAAGATAAAGTTAAAAGTATCTTTAGATTTTTAAAGGATTGGTGGCCACTTTTATTAGGTGCTTATGTTGTATTTGGAACAGGTCTATTTGGTTTTGCGACAGGATTAATATCTAGTTTGATTGGATTTACTGCTACTCTTCTAGCAACTGTTATTCCTGCTCTTAAAGCAGCTGCATTTGCAATGGGTCCGTGGGGATGGAAAGCATTAGCAGTTCTTGGAGGAGGTATGCTAGTTGGTGCGATTGCTAATAAAGTTATGAATAAAGATAAAGATAAAGATAAAGGAGATAATATATCAACAGACAAACAGAATCAAGTAGAATCTGTTGAAGATTCAACTTCTTCTTTATCTCAAGAAGAGTCAACTTCTTCTTTATCTCAAGAAGAGGGTGATTTAAAAACTAGGAAGGATGATAGTCGTCAAGGATTTAATAAAGGTGGTAAAGTTCCTGGAAATGGTAATACTGATACTGTTCCTGCTATGCTAACTCCTGGTGAGTTTGTTATGACAAAGGGTGCTGTAAGTAAGTTTGGTCTTAATACTTTAGAAGGTATGAATGCTGCTGCAGGTGGATCTAATAAACCAACAATGGGTAGATATAATGAAGGTGGAGAGGTTCTTAGTACAAGTCAGAATGCTACTATGCGAGGAGGTAAAGTAGAATCTGGTAATATGAGTCAATCAGATGCTGAGAAAGTACAACAGAGATTAAAATTAGAGAGTGCAAAGTTTGATGCAATAACTACATATGGTTATAATTCACCTGAGGCTAATGAAGTAAGGAAAAAATTAATGATATTGAGTGGAACTCCAGAAGAAGCCATTTATACAGATAAAGAAGGTAATCTTAAAACGAAAGGTTATTCAACATTTGGAGGTAAAACTACTGTTTCTGATGGGAATCGAGGTGGTGGATTTAAACGTATGGTTGGTGGTGCTGCAGACTTTGTGACTGGTGGTATGTGGGACTTTGATAAGAGAAATCGTAGAGGAAGTCCAAAAGATTGGGGTATGCGTAGAATGGCGGGTGGTCTTACCGATTGGGCTACAATGGGACTTACTGATTTTGATAAGAGGGGTAAGGGTAATTTGCAATTTGATCCTATAAGTGGTGGTAAAGATAAGGCATGGGGTTCTGCTGATGAGCAAGCAAAGAGGGGTGAGAAGCAATCTGGAATGGGAATTAAACGTGGTATTGGTGGAGCATTAGACTTTATGACATTGGGAATGTGGGATTTTGATAAGCAAAACCCTGCAGGAAGTCCAAAGGATTGGGGTATACGTCGTATGGCAGGAGGATTAACTGATTGGGCAACGATGGGACTTACTGATTTTGATAAGAGAGGTGCTGGTATTGCTCAGTTTAATCCTATATTTGGTGGTAAGGATAAGAAATGGGGTGTAGAACCATCTTCTAGGAAACCAAAAGTGACAGTTGCTTATCAAGATCAATTGAGTGGATCTACTTCTTCTAATCCACCAGCAGGAGGAAATAAAAAGATTCCAACATTTAGTGCTATAGCAATGAGGTCGGTGGATAAAATAAGGGTATTGGGGATTAGTGTATAATGGCTTGGGCAGCATTAGGAAAATCCTTATTAAAGAGTGGTGTAAAAAAGGTAGCCACTAAGAAACTTTTAAATAGAAAGAAAAAACCTAAAGTAGGAAAGGTAAAGGCTGAAAAATTAATGGGTGGTGATAATAAAGAAAAAGGAGGTGCGATTGTTAAGTCTGGTTCGAGTAACATAGTTCCAATATCTTCACCAATAACTTCTATTACAAAAGCAGAAACTCAAACTAAGTCTGGTTCTTTAATGGTCATTAAAGAAAAAGTTTTAGAAATTGATAACTTATTAAAAGGAACTCTTGCTGCAGAAAAAGTTCAACAGAAGAATCAACGAAAACAGCAAGAAAAAGATGAAAGAAAACAAGATGAGCAAGAAATAGAGGGTGCTCCAAAGGCAGAAAAAAAGAGATTTAATTTACCTCTTCCTAAAAAAGTTACAAGTTTTTGGGGTGAAATAAAAAGATATTTTGGAACGGTTCTTTTGGGATGGTTAGTTGTAAGGTTGATTGATTGGTTACCTAAATTGATGCCATTACTTAAAGGTCTAGCAGGTTTTGCAGATTTTGTTATTTGGTTGGGTGGGACTGCTCTTAATATATTGGTAACTGCTGTTGATTGGGGATATAAAGCATATGATGGGACAAGGAGTTTTATAAAAAATACTTTTGGTGAGGATGCTGCTCAAACATTTGATTCTGTTATGGGTACAGTAAAAAAAGTGATAATGGCTGTAGCTGCTATCGGAGTGGGATTCTCAATAATGGCAGGTGTTTTTGCAGGAGGAGCAGGTGGAGCAGCAGCAACGGCAGCAGGTGGAGCAGCAGGTGGAGCAGCAGGTGGAGCAGGAGCAACCGCAGGAGGTATAGGAGCAGGAGCAGCTGCTGGTATAGTTGCAGGTGTTGGACTTCTTGCATCTGGTCTTGGTGAAGGTGCATTCCAGATTAAAAAGAAAGGTCAGGAAGCAGAAGATGCATGGTTTAAAAGGTATAAAGAAAAGTGGTGGACAGACCCAAGAAAGGCAGTAGACTGGGGAATCCTTCAGATTATTAAAGGATTTAATTTTGTTACAGGAATTATTGGTACTACTTTAGATATTATTGGAGCACCTTTTAGATACTTGATAGAGTTGGTAAGATATCCTTTTCTTGATGATGCAGGTAAAGCAAAGCAAAGAGAAAATCTTGCTAAGTTTGATGCAAGAATTCGAGAACAGTTTAGAGAAATTGTAAA